ACAATCTAGCTGTTACTATAAGCCCTGTAATGATGTACATTATCATCTTAGGCCAATTAACCACGCCAGGCTCAGTAAATCCATCTTCTCTTATGTTGTTTTGTATTTCAGTAACAACATTACCAAATGGTAGAGCTGGGATAATACCCTTAACAATTTCTTTTATTATTTTCTTCATCTTGCCAATAACCTATTAAAATTTCTAATTCGTTTAAAATAAAGTTCCAATTTGTACCACTTTCAAAAGGTGGTCTTTTTAACTTAATAAATTTTTTTCTAATTTCTATCAGTTCATTTACAGGGTTTGTTTTCATGTTCTTTCGTTTAAAAAATAGTTTTCAAGTGTTTCTATACATTCATCATAACCTTTACATACTACTGCCAAATAACCTCGATCTAATAAATCATTTATCCAATCCTTTTGCACTTGGCTAGCATAACATTTCTTGTTTAGCTTTATCTCTATAAATAGGCCAAAGTACCCACCTCTAGCTGATAATATCTGTAAGTCAGGAAAGCCTGCAACATAGCCTGTAGCTTTAGCCTTTTTTCTTTGGCTAATATGCTTCTGATATTGTCCTCCCAAACTAGCGCAGTATCTAACATAAGGCCAACGCCGTTTAATGTAGTTTACTACAAATGTTTGCAGCTCTGCCTCTGTCTTATAGCTTATTGTTCCAGCCCTTAACTTCAATTTCTATGTGTTTAAGTATGTCATCCATTTTATGATACAATGCCACGCATGAGGCGTACATCTTAGCAGTACGCTGACTCATTATCTCATCTAAGCTCACTCTTTCACCTGATGTTCTTCTCTTTTTAAGATCAGCTTGCCAATATTTCTCAGCCTCTTTTTTATACTTTTTTATCTCTGTTTTTGATAGCTTAATATACTTCAGATTCCAAAAGTGGTTAAATATGGCATAAGTAGCCCAATCAATTTTAGGCTGTTTCATGGTCTTTCTTTCCTCTACATAGGGGTTTATACAATTCTTGATAAATTCTTGCTCTATTGCGTTTATTTCATCAATAGAGGGCTTTTTTTGTTCATTTATACAATTCTTGATAAATTCTTGCTCTATTGCGTTTATTTCATCAATAGAGGGCTTTTTTTGTTCACCACTCATATTGCTAGATTTAAAATTCTTAATTTTTTTGGCTTTGTATATCTTATAAGCGCCTAATACTTTGCCCATTGTAATGGAGTCTAGTTTCTGATACATCTCGACTCCTAGCTCACCAGCAACGGCTAATCTAAAGGCGTGCTTAATCTCATCAGGGCTAAAGTTACCAAAATTTTTTAATATCACGCCATTTAACACGCTTTCCTCTAGCTGATTAAGCTGATTGTCCTTTTTAACATTGAGCAGCACATACAAATAGTTTATCAGCTTATCACGCCATTTAACACGCTTTCCTCTAGCTGATTAAGCTGATTGTCCTTTTTAACATTGAGCAGCACATACAAATAGTTTATCAGCTCTATTATCTTCTCAGGGCTGTCTAGGTGTTTAATTCTTGCCTCTCGGTATTGTCTGCTATAGACTAACTCCAAAGGCGCGCTTTGTGTCGAAATCGCTAGCTCGTTTTTTTTCATTTTTCTCTGTGGTTAGGTTATCTCGTTTAAGCCAATTCTTAGCTGTTAGGTATAAGTTTTTGTATTTAGTATTCCCTTTGTAATTTTCAATTTGATCTAAAATGTCATTTACCTGTTGTTTATCATACTCACTAATTAACTTATTGTAATCATCTAAATTAATTTGCAGGTGTGAGAACTTTCTATATACCTTTTCATTAACATTAACATTATCATTTACATTAACATTAACATTTACATTAGCTTCGGGTTTGCTTACCTTTTGCTTCCGTTTTGCTTGTGGTTTGCTTACCTTTTGCTTTTTTTTACATCCATTTTCCCATCTTTTATGATTAGCATCAAGCTGTGGCTTTATAAGGTTAAATAAGGCTTTTTGTACATTGTCAAGCTCTAGCTCTTTTCTATCTAGCGCATAACTGCAAATTGCATAATAAAGATCAGCTGCTTGCTCTGTTGTAAGCGTTTTTGTGGCCTCAAAAAACGACCGGTAAAATATAAAACTATCTCTCATTTTAAATATATTTTTTTAAGTATTTCTACCATAACATTAACAGTAATTGAATTGCCAGCCTGTTTATATAATTGTGTGTCAGAATTAACTTTTTTACCTTTATAAAACTCATCATCTGTAAACCCTTGCAATCGCCAACACTCTAAAGGCGTTAATCTTCTAATTTTATTTTGTTTAATAATCGGTGGCATTCTACTTATTTCAGTTTCTGAATTTTTGCTAGCAGTTAAACATGGAGAATTATTATCTTTTCTAATTCTTAATCCCTCATCATTTCTATAATCTGCAATCCATTCTATAGCCTGATTATTACCAGTATCTAAACAATAAGTAGTGCCATCTGTTTTGCTTAGATGCCCAGTACCACCTTTGCCTGTTTTACTTGATCTAGGAAATAAAGAGTGTATAATATATTCTCCATCTCCAGGACCTTTATAATAACCTGCTGTTATACAATTTGCAATATCTTTAGTATTTCTGTCAGTAAAAGGATTACTTCTTGAATATTCTTTTAAAAATTCAATTTTTTTATTTGATAAAAAATATTTCTCATCAACATCTTTTTCTAAAATATCTTTCAATTTTAAATTTAATAGCATTTTTTTTGGAAAGTTAAAGCTTCTCCAATACTTAAAACCAATTATAAAAATTCTTTCTCTGTTTTGCGGTATTCCGTAATGTTTAGTATTTAACACTTTATAATAAATATGATAACCTAAACCATCATCAATATTATCAAAGCTTGTTTGACCATTTACAGAGCCACCTGAATTTGACAAAACATCAATAATAGTTTGAAAAGTGCGCCCTTTGTCATGTGATAACAAACCTTTTACATTTTCTAATATAAAGCATTCAGGTTTATTTATTTTTATAAATTCTGCTACATTAAAAAATAATGTTCCTCTAACATCATCAAAGCCACCTCTTTTACCAGCCATTGAAAAAGATTGGCATGGAAAACCAGCTACATACAAATCTAATTTATCTACTTCTTTAAAATCACGAGTAGTAATATCATCATAAAATGTATCAGGATTATTTAATTCTAAAAAACTGGCTTTTGCAAATTTATCAATATCACAAGCAAAAATATTTCTATGTGGAATGTTTAATCTTTTTAATGCAGCTTCAGGCGATCCTATGCCACTAAAATCTGTTCCTACTTTAATCATAACTTATCATTATTTTCAGTTAGTACAGCATTTCTTAAAGTGTAAATCATATCAGTTAAAGCATCATGTAAATCCTCAATGGCCTGAGTGTTATTTTTAAACCATGTAGCATCCAGCTCTCGCTCATAACTTCTAAATGTTGCCATCACTAAATTAAATCGCTTTTTTAGTATTCCCTTGTGTGCGCCTTTTATATTGTACAGCTGCTCAGTAAGGCTTTTAAATGTAGCTAAAATAAGTAACAGAGATATTTGCTGCTCTGCATTTAGTTGCTTATCTTTGGCTTCTAGTATTTTTTTCATAATCTGGTATTAGTTATTATTCTACACTTAGCCCTAGTCTTTTCTAGGGCTTTTTGTTATTATAAACTTAACGCCATCTATCTCAACAGCCTTAACTACATTGTCCTTAATCCATCTGTACACGCTAGTTACAGATACATTATGCTCATGTGCATAGCTCTGCACAGATATTAAATCTTCTGTATTTACTTTCATAATTAAAATGGTAGATCTGTTGTTTCTTTCTTTTCTCTTTTTACTGCCTTGTATTCTGTATTCATTACCCAATTAACAAACACTTCAGCCAATAATATTATAGCTTCTGCATCATCTCGCTTAATGCATTCAGCAGCTGCCTTTAAACAGCTCTGCTTAACAATCATCTTCTGAACATCATCTCCACGCTGTGCTTTTTGTACATTCTTAAAATTACCATCTCTACTAGGTGAGGCTTTAAAATTATATACAGGCTTTATTTTTGGAAATTTAGAATTAGATGTATCAAATATATAATCTACTTTATGACCTTGTACAAAGTTGCTTTGATTCTCACTAACGCTGTTGTACTCACCTACATCGCCGTTTTCCATTTGCACCTCATATTTATATAATATTTTACCACTACCTTTAGGAAACTCAAAACTGCCATTTCCTTGTACCGACTTTACTACATCATTTTTTTCCATCTTTGTTTAAATTTAGTGTGTTTAATTGATTAATTGTTAAATGATAGGGCGCATAAGTAATATGATCCCAATTACAAAGGCTAATAAGCCTATTTAAGTTTATAAGTACCTTATTCATCTTCTACTAATTTTATTAAATCCTGGTTAAGTTTTAACGCTCTCTGTAAGTTGTTGAGCTGTCCGTTATCATGGCCACCTATAGATGATATACAGGCTACATTAATTAAGCTGATCAGTTCGAGCTGCTGGCTCTTTAGTTGTTTTAGCATTTTCTTTTTCATAATCAAAAAAAATAGGGAGGCCTAAGCCTCCATGTTATTAACTTGTTTTTCTAATTTTTCTATCATATAATATATGCCATTTGCTTCTTGTTCTGTAATTAAACCATCTTCTAAATGAAAAGCATACATTTCTTTTAATGTTTCTATAGCTTTTTTTGTTTCTGTAATTCTATACATAATCTGTTTTTTTAATTATTAATTTGTTCAAAGTTAAACATTAAACCTTTAACTCCAAACAAATATTAAAAAAATTTTAAAAAAAGATTATTTAGCCCTTATAAATTCGTGTTTAATTTTCTGATTCTCGTAGTAGAATCGTAGCCACCATGCGCCCAACGGCTTAGGAGGTCGGCCTCTTTCTCTGTGGTAATTTTCGCCTGCTAAATATTCTTCTTTGTATGTAGGGAGGCAAATGTGTTCTTGCTCATCTAGGTATATATTGCCTAAATGATTAACTCTTTCTCTAGGTATTGCTAATTGCCAGCTCTCATGAATATGACCTGAAACGCATATCTGAGCATCAGGTAAATAGACTGCCTTTCTGTTGGTAGAAATCACACCGCGAGTAACGGGACCACCTCCCCCACTACCATGAGTAAAGTTAAGTATAACAGGTGTTAGCCTTGTTTGACCTGATGCCTTTTTAAATGTAAATTTTACATAGCCCGTATAAAGCCCTTTAGTTAGCTCTGTTCCATTCTTATAATTTAGTGTAGTTACAAAGCGCTCAATCAAATCTGTTTCATGATGCCTCCTAATTGCGCTTTCATGATTCCCCTCACCTACTAGAGCAAACATATCAGCATAAGGGCTAAACCAATCTACAGCTGTATTAACTACAGCATCAAGATAATTATCAACCTGATGAATAGGTCTAAGATCAGTCTTAGATGCTCGCCTGTCATATTTACCTTGCATAACACAGAATAAATCACCGAAATCAAGTATTTTAGCATTTCGCTCTCTTGCTGTATCTAAATGTGTTTTTTGTAGTTTCCAATCGCTATGTGGATTGTCCCAATGTCGATCTGAAGAAAGTAAGTACCATTGTTCCCAGCCCTTTTTATATTCATGGTCAATAACCAATACTTGTGGGCTGATTCGTTTAATCTTAGGCATTATCTAAAATAATTAAGTTAAATCCATCAGGCGCAGCTTCTAGTATATCCTCTAGTGTTTTTCTGCTATATGTAATGTCATGATGACCATCCTTATTAATATCAAAGAAATCTTGACCTACTCCAATACATCCTCTGAGCTGTGTGTAGTAGTTAGCTGGATGGATAAGAATGTAATCTCTATTTTCTACATTTTCAACTAAGTAATGCTTGCCGAACTTTTCTGATTCTCTAGGCTTTACATTATACTCCCCTACAGGAATACAGCTTACATTACGCCTATTGTTTTTATCTGCTAGCTCTAATGTGCAGCACTCATATTCTATATCTAAGCCATCAAATATAAATAATCGGCCTAGCGTTTGCTTACTATTTTTGTCTAGTCTTATTAATACTGCTCTTTTCACTCTTGTAAGTTAAGTAAAATTTATATAATGTAAAAACTAGACCAACAATAAGCGCAGTAATTCGTATGCCTGCCTCTACATCTGTAAGGCTTATGCCTATTGTAGCGCCGTTTACTGCGATGCTTTGTATTGTGTCCTTGTCCATTTCTAAAGTCTTTGTAATGTTATTTTAGCTCCGTATAATTCTCTTTTAATTGCTCCAGGCGTATATTTAATGCTTAAATAACTACCTGCTAAACCAGTAACAGCTGAAGATAGTTGTTGGTTTGTATTTACAGATGGTGAGCTAGTAACAGCTGTAGCTGCATTTGTTGTAACCAAACAAACATATACATCAAAAGTAGATGAACTATTATTACCATATACTGCAACACGAATGGCCCTATAACCTAATGGCACTTGGAAAGTAGCGTATTGAGATAAAGCTCCATTGCTTACTTCTGAGCTACCACCATTACGAGACGAAAAACCTGGATGACTGCCGTGATTAGTCATACAAAAGTCAACAGGTGTAAGATAAGCCTCTGTATCGAATATGTTACCTATGTTATGAGTCTTTAAGTGACCTGATTGGTTTAATTCAGCACCAATTATAGCACCATTTCCTATATAAAACTTGTAACTACCCTCATCATTTCTAAAATAAGAATCATTACCTAAAGCACCATAAGCAATAATATTACTAGAATTTGTTGAATTATCTTCGTATCTAGTGAAAACTCTTGAATCTCCTCCGACTATTTTTACAGGATTATCATATATGCCTGCTGTAATAGTTAGTGATTGACCTGCTACAGATGTTAAATCTATATCAGACACTGCTAGATTAGTAGTTGTTAATGTGTCAGTTGTTTTATTATAAGTTAGACCACTATCACCCTCAAAAGCTCCACCATCATTGAATTGTACTTGTGTGTTTGAGCCTCCTGGTGTACCTCCACCTGTAATAACATTTGTTAAATCATACTGAGCTATCGCTAAGATTGAGCCTGCTGGATATGTTACATCAGGAGTAAAAGAAGATACATCTATCTGCGTATCTGATGTAGTACTATCCCCAGCTTTTGTCAATATAATAGCATCACTTAAATCAGGCTTTGCAAATATTAATTTTTGCCCTGAATATAATTTAGCTCTTGATGCATTTATCAAATCTACTTTTGTATCTGTTGTAGATATTGCAGTAGTTGATAAACCTATAGAATTGTATTTTATCCAATTTCTACCTTTTATTGTATCACTTAGTATATGTTCTAAATGTACAGCTGGGATAGGATCTGTTTGTGGATCATGAGGGTTAGGAGGCGGAGGCGGCGGAGGTGTATCATCTTCCTCATATATTATATCTTCTTCATCTGTAGTTATTGTTTCACTACTCTCAGCCATTTTATACCATGAGCCACTTACTACATCATCCTCTGCATTTAAAGTACCCTCAAAAAATACATATTTATTGCCATCTAATACAATGCTCTTAAACGCACTAAAATCATTTACATAATAATCACCTTGTATAATTTCCAAAGGCTCTATTTGTGGCTCTAAATATTGCTCTAGCAATAGCCTAGTCATGTTGTATTGAGTACCTGTATTATTTACCTGCAAATAGTTTGGCACTTCATATTCAAAGCTAGTATTTGCAATTTTAATACAATTTAAATGAGTAGTTTCATCACCTGAAATACCTAATTTTATATTTCCTAAATCTGCAATTTTATAATTATTCAATCCTGTACTAGCAGAAAATTGTATGCCTGTTTGAGCATCATCTTGATTGAAAGTATAAATTTCTAATGGCTGTGGTGTATTATTAGCTGAATAATGACTACCCGTAAACCATTTTGTAATTAGATTGTTTTTGGTAACTGATAAAGGAGTAGGCGCAACATTTGGGTTAGATGTATCAGGGTTTGTGTAATAGTTTATAGTACCATTTACGAACTGCAAACTTACATCACCACCTGCTGCTAATGTTGGCAAAGTAACATTTTGATTAATACCAACAAAACCCATACTACCATCATTACCAGGCCCAAAATAATAGCCATCTGTAGCATCAGGAATAAAACTTTGGCAAATAGCCTGTTGAGTATTAAACCAAAAACTATCTTGATATGTACCTGTTAAAGATTGTATTGATATAGGTACAATAAATGTGCTGTCTGTTGTAGTCCATGTTACATTACCTAAAGTACCTGTTAAATATAAACTTCCTATTTTAAATTTAAGCTCTAGGCTACCACCTACATGAGTAATATTGTTTGCAGCTGATAAAAAATCGAATCTTTCACCATAAAATACATTAAACCTCATTTGCACATTTTCAGCATCATTAGCTGATATTGCGCCAATACTTGTCAAACTTGTATATATACTCTCTGTCGTATTTGTGTCATCAGGCGCTGGAAAATTGCTTATTGCTTGTGCTGATGATTGCCCAAAAGGGAAAGTAGCTGTAGCTGTTGATATAGGCCTATCGTATCTAAATGATGTGCCTGCTAAAAATGATCTATGTGTAAAAGCTCCTTTTTGTAAACCTATATGCTCTACAGATAAAGTATCTGCTACAGATGATCTAACTCTCAGCTCTGCACCTCCTGAGCCTACGCTAAAATTAGTGTGGCCTGTTTCATCTAGTAATGTCTGCGAGCCTCCAGGAATTTCTAAAGAAATATATACACTTGCATCATTTTGAGAATAGCTTAAACAATATTCACCCTCTGCTAAATCTATATATAAATAAGATGATGTTACAGCTATATTGAATGAATTTGATGTTATTTGTGTAACTGATCCGTTAGCTTGCCAAATGCTATCAGTAAAATCAGCAGGCTCTAAAATCCACTCTTTAAACTGAAAACCTGAGGCTGTACTTGTAGCACTATCTAAATCATTATTTGCATTTTGAAAATTATAAATTTGTTCATTATCTATAGGTAACACAGCTGCTGTACTTGCAGCAGTATAATTCTGAAATTTGACTAAATTTTCTACATAGTTGTAAGGCTGTAAGAGGTACATTTTACCATCAGCCATAAACATCTTTAAGCCAAATGCTTTTAGAACTTCTTTAGATGTGTCAGAAAGTTTGTATTTCTGTATGTAGTTTGAATCATTAACAAACCCTAAAGGATTTACAATGAATTGATTTATTTTACTTGTATTGTCAGCATAAGAAAACATATTAGGAGCTGTCCACCTAAAATTAGTTTTTATAACTTTTTCAGCATTTCCAAATGGAAAAATGTCATCATCCCAAATCCCTAGATTAGAAATATCATTATAAAACCCTGTTGTATGTTTAGATATTGGCGTTTGTGTAGCTGCTGTATTATTAATATTTGTAAAGGCTTTGTCATTCATCATTTCACCTAAAAAGTCATTTGCTTTAAGTGTAGTAATGTAAGGGTAGTAATCATTTTGCTTGTTATCGAATCCAGCATTTAAATTACCAAACCAAAATATGACAAAGTTTCGCCTAATTACTAATAAGTACTCTTTATCATCAGCTGTAAGAAAACCATTTATAAAAGCCTGGTCATTTGCATTTTTGACTATGAAAGGAATAGTAACCTCTGATGGCATTATAATATCTTGCCTATCATCACCACCTTTATATGATAGCTTGAAGCCTCCTTTACCTGTGGCAAACTCAACACTATCTAAAGAGCTATCTGATCTACTCCATATCTCTAAATCCCATCTGTTACCTCTCTGAGAATAAAACTTATTTACATAATTCTTATATACTGCCATTATCCTAATGCGTTTCTGTGTCGCTTTGCTCTGTCGAATACAATTATTAAATCCTCGCCTGATATTTTAACATCAGGAATACTAGCGCCACCTAAATTATTGTTTGGTATAATTGTTCCCGATTGGCCACTCATAAATAATTCTGGACCCTTTTCCCCAACGATATAGGGCTGGCCTGCTACTACATTCCCACCACTTGCTTTACCATCAATTCCTAGTTGCATATTAAATGCCTCTACAAAACTAAAGCCTCCTGCAACAGCGCCACCACTAATAACACTAATTAAAGCAGCCATAATAGCCATCTTCAGAATCATTTTACCTATCATTATACCTATTTCCTCCAAAACATCAATAAACGAGCCTCTAAACTGCAACACTCTATCTACTATTCTATCAAATACGCCTGTAGCAAATGCACCTAATTCACTCATTTTACCTCCAACATCAGAAAGATTATCGGCAGCTTCTTCTAATAATTTATTTAAATCTTCTACTTCTTCATTAACTTCTTCAACATCCATCTCTATTAAAGCAATACTAGGCTCACTAATACGCTCATTTAGTAACTTAAATGCATCAGCTAACTCATCTACTACTTTTGTAGTTTCTTTTGTTGCTTCTGCTGTACCATGTATAAAAGGGATTAAGGTGTTGTCTATTGCATTTGCTTGCTTTTCAGTTAGTACAATAGCATCTTCTTGTGCTGCATTAAATTTAACCTGTTCATCTGTTGCAGTAAAAAGAGTATGTGCTAAAGATGTAAAAGCAGTTATAAGTAAACCAACTCCAGCAACAGCAGCACCTCCAAATGTAGCAATAGCAACAGATAATGCGCCAATAAGTACGCTCAACGCTCCTACAACAACAGGTATTATAACATTTCTAGCTAAACTTATAAATATTTTTTTTAATTTGCTTATACCAGTAAAAAAACTACCAAGAGCTAAAAGAGCTGGCCCAATAGCAGCAGCAAATAAACCTATTTTAACTTTAGCCTCTATTTGCTCAGCAGTCAAGTCTTGCATACCTTTTACAATAACCTTTAACTTATCTGCTAGATCATTTAGCATAGGCATTAATGCTCGGCCAATTTCTTCACTTAAATCACCAAAAGAATTTTTAAGTTGTGTTAAGCCTCCTGTACCAGCTTTGGCTGCTGCCTCAGCTTGTCCCTTAAATTGTTTTGATAAAGCATTTACAGCGCTATCTAATCGCTCAGTACTACCTACAGCGCCCTCAATTTGTATTCCGTATCTGCTTAATGCGTTTGTGCTACTACCTACAGACTTAGCCACCAAATCAGCTGCTGCTGATAGGCTCATTCCTTTGGCTGTAGCCATGTCTTGTATAAGAGGAATAAGGCGCTTAATTGCATCCTCCTGTAAGCCCATTTGAGCTAAGAAAGATGCTGCTGCGATAGTTTCCTCATCGCCAAATAAAGTTATTTCTTGTAGTTCTCTAGCTTGGGCAGTTACATCTTTAAATGCTTGCTCATTTTCCCCTAAAGCAGTTCTTAGCTGTGCCTCTGCTTTGGCTTGTGTGTCAAATGCTTTTACTGATGCAGCTGCAAAGGCTGTTAAGGGTGCAGTAAGGCTCAAGCTCATGCTCTTACCTATTTTTTTAAGATTAGCAGCAGTTTTCTTAAAACCTCGCTGTGCGCGTTTCATTTTAGACTCAAAGTCCGTAATATTTGCGCCTAGCTTTATATTTACATTTTTAGCCATTTTTTCTTAATTTTTTACTTCTTTCCTGTAAATATGCCAACCTTTCTTTTGTCATCTTTGGCGCTGCAATTGTCTTTTTATCCCAATCAAACGGCCAAAGTTTCTCAGGCCTTATGCCTCTACCTTTCTTTGTGTGTGGTGTTAATAGTGTGGCAGCTAATAGCCTGAACTTTTCCCATTCATTTATATCACGCTGCCTCTCTAACTTCTCAAATCCTGCTAGCTTGTTTTCAAATTCTCTAGGTGTAAAATCATCTAGCTGATCGGGTGTTAGATTCAACATTCCAAAAGCAACAGCCTCCAAGTCATCAAATGTCTGAGAGGCCTGCCTTTGTTCTATTTTCCCTTTTTTTTTGCTTTGCTCTTTGTAGGCTTTGCCAAGCTATCTTGGAATACCTTTAGCACCTTGTTCATTGCCTCCTCATCTTCATCTATCAAATCAGCTACATCATCTATTGATAATACAAAGTCTTTCTTCATTACTCTAGCGCCATCTTTTAGGCCAGCCCATACCAAAGCCAATGCTTGTGTAATGGTCATGTTATCGCCTAAACTTCCAAGCTCTGACAAAGTTGTTCCTGTGGCATCGCTAAAAGCCCTAAGAGCTGCAAAGCCATATTTAACAGGATAATCCTGTCCTGCTATAAATACAGGTGTTGCTTTCATATATTAAGCTCCTGGCGCTTCTGTTAGAATTCCTGAGCCTGTCAATGTTACGCTAAATGTAGCTTGGTCTTCAGTACCACCATTAACAGATAAAGATGTAACATAAGCCTTACCATGATAATATTTATTATCAGATGTTAAAGTTCCTGATCGAGTCAATTCAACAAATACCTCTGTTCTGTTTTCTATGTTATCCCAAAAATCTGTAAAAGCTGTTTTGCTAGATTCTGCCTCATTTTGATATAAAGCATCAGCTGAAACACTCCAAGAGCGTAATCCTCCTATTATTTGTTTCCAGCCTGAGCTGTCTTTGTTTGTTTGGTCAATTTCATCCATTGAAATTTCTAATGAGCATGATGTAGCAAAAGCTACTACTACCTCATTTGAATCTGAACTACCTATCTTTAAAAGTAGATCTGTTCCGTTTACTAATCCTGTAGCCATTTTTTATTTATTTATTTTAGTTTGCAATTTACAATTTTTTTTCGTTTATAGCAATATACGAGCTTGAAAGCTAAGCCTTTTGCTATAGTATCTTCTAGCTTTGTTATAATCTTCGTTAGCGCTTTCTAATGTTATTCCGTTAAGCTCTACCCCTCCGTATGTACCATGAGCAGCTTGTTGCAATGCTTGTGCAGCTGTATCAGCTAATATTATGCTTTGGCTGTAATCTTTTGCAATACATTCCAATGAAAAATCTACAATATACAGAGGAGCTGTTTCTATTCTAAATTCCCTTTTAATATTAACAGGATTAACTGCATCAAATTCATAAGTAATTGCAACAGCTGTATTTCCTTGCTCTCTTAATGGAGCTGGCTGTATTCTGTTTGCATTCATACCACTTATAGCCATTAAAGTAGAATCATTTTTGAGTATATCAAAAATAACTTTTCCTATTCTTAAGCCCATTGTTGCACCCATTACTTTAGCTTTTTAAGTTTCTTATCTAACAATAGCAAAATCTCTTTTCTAAGTTTTGCCTGTGTTTGTGTCTTATTCTTATTAAAGGCTTTTAGTATATTTTCACGCGCTTCATATTCCACATCGTAAACCTGATCTCCAACCTCTACTAGATGCGCATGATAGCCTTTAAAATTTCCATAATAACGAGGCCCGATTAATATATATGGTCTGCCTTTTTTTGTTCTTACGCCTTTTATTCTACCTATAGACTTAGATAAATTTTTAGTAACATCGTTAATATTACGCCTTATATCTTGTATAATAGGCTTTGATATTTTAACCAATCCTCGCTTTATTACACTATCTTTTAATGCATTTTGCCCTAAATCTTTTAAGATTCTATCTAGCTCTTTATCCCCTGTTATTGTTGTTGTAGGTGTTAGCATTAATTAGTAAATGTGGATGCGTTAATTAGTACATATTGCTGATTGGCATGGCCTTTAAATTGTATGCTATTAATTTTATAATCATAACTATCATAACTTATAAAATCAATTCTATCTATGAAATCAGTTAGAGCTTCATATCTATAAATCAATTCAATATTTCTCTGAAAGCTAATAGTTTCAGCTTCTATTTTCTCAGATGCTGGAAGCCATTTAATCTTAGCATACCTTTCATATGTATTTGTAGCTAATTCAGTGTAATCACCATAATCAGACTGCTGACTATCTGTAACTATTTTAATAGTTGTCTTATATCTAAACTCGCCTGGATTCATTACCAAATATAGTTCTTATATTGATTAATTATATTTTTATAGCCTAAAGGCATTTCTTCTACTTTTAAATAACTTACAGGGCTTCTATTGTCGTAGTAATGCTGTATTAACATATACATTGCTATTTTAAGTGTACGCGTTTCATCAGTATTTTCAGGCTCAACGCTGTAACCTATTTCAATAGCATTTAATCTATCTTTTAGAGTAAATGTGTTTATCATCTCAATTTTAGGCATACCCATGTAATCAATGCGCCTGTAATCTGTGTCCTCTGTTAGCGTAACTAGAGCATTAGATGGATTGTAATATTTAACGCTCAATGTTTGTCCTAGTTTGCCTGAATATCTAAGCTGGTAAATACCATCGTTTGGCCATCTATCAAAATACTCTGTAACATCTAAATCTACTACAGCTGTATTAGTATCTTTTAGCACTTGCATACGAGCTATTTTGATAAGCTCTGTAATGTAAGTATCATCGCCTGTATGATCTACTCTAAGATACTCTTTAGCCTCAGTTAAAGAAATAACTTCTGTGCCTGAAAAATCTTCTATTTTTGCTTGCTGTGCCATAGTATAAATATTAAAAAAGGGAGTAGGAATCAACCCACTCCCTTATGAATAAACTAAATTACTATTTACGCTGTTTGCGTAAATCTTTGTAAAGTTGTTGCTGGTCGAGCAGCTTTACCATCCACTAAAGTAGTAACTACCAATCGGCCTAAACCTTTTGATGCGTTTGTGTATGGGTCAAATAGCACTGAAAGCCCTGAAAATTGTCCAAGATGTATATCGCTGAAATCCCCAAATAATACTTGCTGTGCGATTCCACTTGCAGCATTACCTACATTTGATGAAACATGATAAGGATAAGTATTAATTTGTTTTTGGAAATTATCCATAAAGCCTGCAACATATTCCTTACCTGCTAATGTTTTTGCACCACCTAAACCAGCTGCATCAAATATATAAGCTAAACGAGCTGCTGCAGGATTGATGTTATTAGCTAAAACATTTGTTTCCATTGTAAAAATATCACTAATAGCTAAAGCTGTTGCTGAATCTGCTACTTCATTTGCTAAAGCAAAGATAGAGGCAGGGCCTCCTGTTGCATCTGCATCAGCTAACAAATTCTTTTCCCATTGTGCAGTAATAGCTTGCGCCATGTTACGCTGTAGGGCAGCCTCTACGCCTGGATTCTGCGCCATTAATTCAGCACTCATACCAACGACAGATATTAATTTGTTTGGCTCTAATGTTACAGTTGAGAAAGCACCTGATTCAGCTACATCTGTTGCACCATCTAAATTCTCACCGATAAATGTTGATGATATAGATGAAATGATTGGGAATTTTCTATCAGCAGTTAAACCTGAATAGAAATTAGCACCAGCTTGAACAAGTACAGAATTAGATTGTAGTTGGTCTACAAATGGAGCAACCTCTACACCTGCTTGCTCACCTAATGCAGCACGAGTTTGTAAAGCAATAGATGGTACAGCTACACCCCGAAACATTTGTCCAGGAGCTTCCATACGAGCCTCAGTGTCCATCTCTTTGATAATACCATCTAGTTGGCCTGTATAAGCTGCTTTAGCTACAGCACCGAAAGAGAATCGTTTAAGGTCTTTGTCAGTTTTAGCTACATCTTGTGTCTTAAAAGATACAGGATTGTTTTTTGCTAATTCCA